CAGGGTAACGGTAAAAATCGCAAGCATTGCAGCATCGGCGGCGAGCGTGATTGCTATGGCAGGAAATACTGTGCAGATGTCTCCGACTGCGCTCCTGTTCGTGCATGATCCGTCCACAATTGCGATGGGAAACGCCAAGGACATGGAAAAAGCCATCGCAACACTGAATGAGGTCAAAGAGAGCATCATCAACGCATATGCCGCAAAAACCGGACTCAGCAGAAACCGCATCAGCAAGCTCATGTCGGACGAGACATGGATCAATGCGAAAAAGGCAGTTGAGCTGGGCTTTGCAGATGAGATTCTGTTCGATGAAAAGTCCAAACCGGACAAGAAGGATGAGCCTGACGATCCGGACGAGCCTGAGAAGCCTGATCAGGAAGGCGGTGACGATGAGGGTGATGAAAAGAAAGAGACCGAAAAGAAGCCGTTCAAGTTGGACACCGACGATGCCCTTTGGGAGTACAGTACCCGTGTCATGGGACAGACCATTCTGGGAAAGATCACCGCTTCCGCAGCAACGGAAGGCACAGAGCCGTCCGATGACGGCAAGGCAGAGGATGCACAGAAACCTTCCGAGGAAGGGCTGACCGCACCGACAGTTACAGTGCCGGATATGCCTGTGATCGGCATGGACGGTAAAACCGCAGACGGCGCAATGCCGTATGAAATTCTGAAACAGCAGCTTGCATTTTTGAGATAAGGCTGGCTGTATTTTTATGCGACACCGGATTTTATCCGGAGAAATGGAGAAAAGATATGAGCAAGATCATGGAACTTCGCAGTAAGCGTAATACCCTGTGGGAGCAGACAAAGGCATTCCTCGAAAAGCACCGTGGTGAGAACGGTCTCGTGGAGGCATCCGCAGTTGAGCAGTACAACAAAATGGCCGGTGAGGTGCAGGCTCTCGGTGCAGAGATCGAGCGTCTGGAACAGCAGGCAGCACTGGATGCGGCACTTTCCGCACCGACCAGCAAGCCGGTCACCAATGCACCTGGCGGTACGAAGAAGCAGGATACCGCACCGACTGCAACGGACGAGTACAAGTCCGCCTTCTGGGATATGATCCGCAACAAGGGCGATCAGCTTGCAGTCCGCAACGCACTCTCTGTCGGTGAGGACACCGAGGGCGGATACACCGTTCCGGACGAATTCGAGCGCAGACTAATTCAGGCACTCGAGGAAAACAACATCTTCCGCCAGATGGCAACGGTCATCAAGACTAACAGCGGTACCCGTAAGATTCCCATTGCCAACGATACGATGGAAGCGCAGTGGATCGATGAGGGAGAAGAGATCCCGGAGACCGACACCAGATTCGGTCAGACAACCCTCTCCGCATATAAGCTCGGTACAATGATCAAGATCAGCAATGAGCTTCTGCACGACTCCGCCTTTGACCTCGCATCGTATATCGCTGCACGTTTCGGTGTGGCAATGGGCAATGCCGAGGAGCGTGCGTTCTTCACCGGTGACGGCGACAAAAAGCCCCTCGGTATCCTCGATGAGACCGGCGGTGCAGAGCTTGGTGTTACTGCGGCATCTCAGACTGCGATCACCTTCGATGAGATCTTCGACCTCTACTACAGCCTGAAGTCTCCCTACCGCCGCAACGCACAGTTCGTCTGCAACGAGACCATTCTCCTTCAGCTCATGAAGCTCAAGGACAAGAACGACAACTACCTCTGGAAGCCGAGCCTTGATATCGCAAAGCCGGATACAATTCTCGGCAGACCGATCCGCACCAGCTCTTTCATGCCCGGTATCGCCAAGGGCGAGCGTGTTCTTCTCTTCGGTGACATGAAGAATTATTGGGTCGCTGACCGTCAGAACCGCACCTTCCGCCGTCTCAACGAGCTTTATGCCCGCACTGATCAGGTCGGCTTCCTGACCACCCAGCGTGTGGACGGTCGTCTCATCCTTCCGGAGTCCGTCAAGGTCCTCAAGATGGCTGGAACAAAGGCTACTACGACTGGCGGTAACACCGGCGGCGGTGCAGGCGGCAACGGCTGATGAACGGAGGGCAGATAAGTGACTCTGATCTCACTGCCTGAAACCAAAAACTACCTCCGTGTTGACCACTGTGAGGATGACAAGCTCATCCTCACTCTAATCGATACGGCACAGCGGCTCGTGATGGATGTGGGGCGAATGACCGAAAAGCAGTTAGCGGAAAATGAGGAAACCTCCCGGCAGGCTATGCTGTATACTGTATCTTACCTCTATGAAAACCGCAATACTGCTGACTATCATGCATTGACGCTGACACTCAGAGCTCTGCTGTTCGCACAAAGGGAGGGCATTGTCTGATGGAGATCGGAAAACTGAATCAGCGGATCGCTGTCCTCGAAAACCATGTCAGAAAAGATGCTATCGGTAACCACAAGGCTCAGTGGGAGGAGGTTTTCTCACTCTGGGCTTCTGTGACTGTATCCAATAACGGTGCTTCTGAGGAGACGGATACCGGCGTGACCAGAGCGATTCAGAAAATTGAGGTCATCATCCGACAAACTCCGCAGACAAAACGCATGGATTCAACTGTGTACAGAATCCGTTTTGACGGTCTGGATTATGATATCAAGGGCATTGTTCCCAACTATAGCACACAGGACTATATGAAGCTGATCTGCGAATCCAGAAAGGCAGGTGCGAAGGATGACGTCTATTGACGATCTGGCATCGGAGGTCATGAAAGGACTGACGGAGTATGCCGATCTTGCCGATGCGGAAATGAAAAAGGCTGTGCGGAAAACAGCGACAACAGTCAAGAACGAGATATCCGCCAATGCACCCGTAAAAAGCGGGCGGTATAAGAAAAGCTGGGTCACCAAGAAAACAAAAGAGAACAGCCATACACTTGAAATGACAGTGCATTCCAAGAACCGCTATCAGATCGCACATCTGCTGGAACACGGTCATGCGAAAAGGGGCGGCGGCAGAGTTGCGGCTATCCCGCATATCGCTCCTGCCGAAGCAAACGGTGCAGATATGCTCGAAACGCTCATCAAGAAGGAGTTATCGTGAGCTACGAAGAGATCAATGAGATGATGCAGGAGATCGGGCTGCCCTTTGCGTATCATCACTTCGCAGAGGGTGAAAGCCCCGATCCGCCCTTCACATTGTTTCTGTCTCCCGGCGAGGATACCTTTTCCGCAGATAATTTCATGTACCACAGCTTCAAAGAGCTGCACATCGAGCTTTATACGGATGAAAAATCGCCGGATACGGAACAGCGTGTGGAGGAAGTGCTGACACAGCACAACATCTATTACACAAAATCAGAGGTATGGATAGAGTCTGAACGGCTCTACGAAGTCCTCTATATCATGGAGGTATGAAAAATGGCACTTCAGAAAAACAAAGTCAAGTTCGGTCTGAACAAGGTTCATTATGCAAAAATCACGGCATGGTCGGAAGAGGGTGTGCCGACATTCGCAACGCCGGTGCGCCTGCCCGGTGCGGTGTCGCTTTCTATTGATGCCAACGGCGAGAACGAGAACTTTTTTGCCGATAACGGCGTGTACTATGTCATCAACAACAATGCTGGCTACGAGGGTGACCTTGAGGTGGCGCTCATCACGACCGATTTCGCAACCACAATTCTCGGCGAGCAGCTTGACAGCAAGGGTGTTCTTGTGGAGCGCAATGATGCAGAATCCGCACAGTTTGCACTGCTCTTTGAGTTCAACGGCGACAAGAACCACATCCGTCATGTGCTGTACTGCTGCTCGGCATCCCGTCCCTCGACCGAGAGTTCCACTACGGAGGAGTCCACTGAGGTCAAGACGGAGACTCTCTCGATGAAGGCAACGGCGCTTCCTGACGGTCTGGTGAAGTCCAAGACCTGTGAAAGCACCGACCAGACCACCTATGACAACTGGTATAATGCGGTGTATATCCCGACCGCTGCGACCACAAACAACAGCACCGGCACACGCTCTGCATCTTCCACCAAGAGCAGCACTGCCGCATCCACTACAACTGACTGATTCGGAGGGTAAAGAATATGGCTATCAAGAAAATCATCACTGTTGACGGCATCGAGGTTCCTTTCAAGGCGAGCGCAACCCTGCCTCGCCTGTACCGCGCCAAGTTCCGCAAGGACATCTTCAAGGATTTCGCCGCACTGAAGGACTCTGTGGACGAGAGCGATGAGCAGGATTCCGGTCTCGGCATCGAGAGCCTTGAGGTGTTCGAGAACATCGCATGGACGATGGCAAAGCACGCCGATCCGGAGAATGTTCCCGACAGCCCGGATGACTGGCTCGAACAGTTCAACTGTTTCTCGATCTACGAGGTTCTTCCGCAGCTCTTCGAGCTTTGGGGCATGAATCTGGAGACACAGGCAGAGTCAAAAAAAAATCTCGCCCAGTTGACCGCGAGATGACAACGCCGCTGTTCCTCCTCCGATGTGTGCAGATCGGGCTGACACTCTCCGACCTTGATCTGCTCACCATCGGAATGGTCAACGAAATGTTTATCGAAAGGGACAATGATGAAGCGACTTACAGCTACAAAGCGACTCAAATCGACATGGATAAATTTTGAACCGTTCAGCAGTCTGCTGCGGATACTCCTCGGACTTTCAATTTACTCCTTCGGTGTATATCTGACCATCTATGTTAATATTGGGCTTGCACCGTGGGACTGTCTCGCTGTGGGGATATCCCGTCACACGCTACTGAATTACGGCGGTGCAATGGCGGCAGTATCCCTTGCGGCAATTGTGATACAACTACTCCTGCACGAGCGCATTGGCATTGCTACTGTCCTTGATGCAATTATCACGGGAAATCTGACGCAACTTTTCTGCAATATTTCCCCGTATCCTGAAAATCACAATCTGTGCATCGGAGTAGCATTTATGCTCTTTGGATTCCTGTTTATTGCGCTCGGAATGTATGTGTATATGTCAGCAGAAATGGGCTACGGTCCGAAGGACGGTCTGCTGATTGCTATCGGGAAACGGATGCCGAAGATACCGATAGGTATCGTGGAAATATTGTTGTGGGCAATGGCGACACTGATCGGCTGGCTGCTCGGCGGTACTGTCGGCATCGGTACACCCACTTCTATCTTCGGCGCAGGTGCGGTCATGCATCTGTTTTATGCAGGAATCGGTTTTGAACCGAGGGCATTGCATCACAAGAGCATATCCGAAACATTGCGTGGAGGATAGCCATATTATACACCCATTCCGCCTACTTGTCTACCTACCACAGTAGGTATTTTTATATTTCCTGAAAGGCAGGTGATATCGCATGGCAGGAAGAATTAAGGGCATTACAGTCGAGATCAACGGCGACACCACGAAGCTATCGAAAGCACTACAATCCGTTGACAGAAACATCAAAAATACGCAGACTCAGCTCAAAGATGTCGAAAAGCTTCTGAAACTCGATCCGAAGAATACAGAGCTGCTTGCTCAAAAGCAGAAGCTCCTCGGCGATGCCGTCAAAAGCACGAAAGAACGGCTGGATACCCTGAAAAAAGCCAGCGAGGAAGCCGCCAAAACCAAAGACAACTACGATGCTTGGAAGGCAAAATACGATCCGATCAAGCAGAAGATCGGTGAGACCGAAAACAAGCTGAAAGAACTGAAGGAACAGGCGAAAACCGCCGATGAGCAGCTTTCCAAAGGTGAGATCTCTCAGGAGAAGTACGATGCTTTGCAACGTGAGATCAAGGAAACATCTGACGAGCTGACATCTTTGAAGCAGTCCGCTAAGGATGTATCCGATGAGTTTGGCAACCCGATCAGCCCGGAGCAATACGATGCCCTTCAGCGTGAGATCATCGAGACCGAGCAGGAGCTTCAGAATTTGCAAACGGAGGCAACCAAATCCCAAGAGGCTCTTGTGAAAATCGGTCAGGCGGGAGAAACGCTCGAAAAGGTCGGCGGCAAAATCGCCGATGTGGGCGAGACACTGACTACCCATGTGACTGTACCTGTTCTCGCCGCCGGTACTGCCGCTGTGAAAACGGCATCGGATTTTGATACTGCCATGAGCAAGGTCGCCGCTGTATCCGGTGCGACCGGTGATGAGCTGCAAGACCTGAGAGATAAAGCCCGTGAAATGGGCGCAAAGACAAAATTCTCCGCATCCGAAGCCGCGGAAGCCATGAACTACATGGCGATGGCAGGATGGAAAACGGGAGATATGCTTGACGGTATCGAAGGTATCATGAACCTTGCGGCGGCGAGCGGTGAGGATTTGGCAACCACATCGGATATCGTCACGGATGCTCTGACCGCTTTCGGACTGACAGCCGCTGACTCCGGGCATTTTGCTGATGTACTGGCGGCAGCAAGCTCGAATGCGAATACAAATGTGTCCATGATGGGTGAAACCTTCAAGTATTGTGCGCCTGTTGCAGGTGCGCTGGGTTTCTCCTGTGAGGACACTGCCGAGGCGATCAGTCTCATGGCGAACAGCGGTATCAAGGGTTCACAGGCAGGTACGGCGCTCCGTTCTATGATGAATGCGCTTGCCGGAGAAGTAAAATTCTGCGGTGATTCCTTCGGAGAGATTGAGATCGCTACTACCAATGCAGACGGCTCGATGCGTGATCTGAACGATATCCTTGCAGACTGCCGGGTGGCATTCTCACAGATGTCGGAATCGGAACAAGCATCTGCGGCACAAGCACTTGTCGGCAAAAATGCAATGTCCGGTTTTCTTGCAGTTATGAACGCCGCACCCTCAGATATTGAGAAGCTGAACAGTGCGATCAGCACTTGTTCCGATGAAGTGGACGGCTACAACGGCGTTACCGAAAAAATGGCCGCTGTCATGCAGGACAACCTCGGCGGTCAGCTCACCATTCTGAAATCGCAGCTTGAAGAATTAGCCATTTCCTTCGGTGAAATTCTTATGCCTGCGATCCGCGCCATCGTCACTAAGATTCAGGCACTTGTGGATAAGCTGAATCAGATGGATCCGGCGACTAAAGAAACAATCGTCAAGATCGCTCTGGTAGCCGCTGCACTGGGTCCGCTTTTAGTCGTTGTCGGCAAAACAATGGTCACAGTCGGCAAGCTCATGCAGTTCATTTCCAATCTGCCGACCATTATTGCAGGTGCAAAGGCGGCATTCAGTTCGTTCGGTGCGGCTATCGGCGGTATCTCTGCGCCTGTGGTCGCTGTCATTGCGGTTATTGCCGCTTTGGTGGCGGCTTTCGTGCATCTATGGAAAAACAATGAGGAGTTCCGAAATAAGATCACGGCGATCTGGGAGCAGATCAAGGGCATTTTCTCCGGCTTCTGTCAGGGAATTGTTGACCGTCTCAACGCTTTAGGCTTCGACTTT